TCTGCATCAGACACAGCTTCTTCATTTGCTACATTGTAGCCGGTTGGAATTTTTGACATAACTAAATCCTATAACATTGTGTAAAATAAAACGTTTTAATATACCTAAATAAATATGGGTATACCGAAAAAATCAGTATACCCGTATTTTAATTCAATTTCAATATGATAATACAAATCGTATTAGTATTGGAGGATAGCATAATCGTATGCGAGTGTGAGAGAAATCTCAACAAACGCATCGTTTGCCCAATCCATTTCACCGAATGTTGTTGCAGTAATGAAAGCACCTTTGAGTGTCCATTCTTCAACCTTATCACCAACAGGACCGAGAACATGAAGTGTTATGTCTTTCTTGTAAAAGTCAGAATAACCATCACGACCTGTTACAGATTCGTGTGAAAGACGCACCCATTCCATCGTTGCCTGAGCAGCAGACGGGACTATGGGATCGTATAACTTGATTGTAATATCTTGCCATTCACCCTTTCCCTTTACCTTGCGTTTGACGTTGATGTGGTCAAGTGTGATTGGATTGAAACTAATGTTTGGTCTACCAGCACCTTTTACCAAATATGCAGGAACGCCCTCAATATACATAATAAATCGGTTCTGTAATTTTGGTTCAAACGGTGTGAAAAAAATTTCATTGGGATCGAGTAATTCAGCCATTTATATCTCCAAATTAAAAATATCTTTGTAAATAAATATACAACTTTGAAAAAAATATGGGGAGAGTATTTCATCTCCCCACTTATATCAATTAAGCACCTGGAAATGCCGCACCAGTGGACTGAATGTTGAAATCAAGAATGATAAATTCAGCTGTCTTGGCAGGTTGTAAGAACAATTGTCCATAAAGAATGTTACGGTCAATTATTTCAGGTGTATTGTTACTTTCATCCATGATAACACGGAACGCATACAAACCTTGACGCTGTTGAATTGACTCCAAGTAAGGTGTCACGATGTTCAAGAATCTTGAGCGTGTTTGTGAAGTATTTTGTTCAAACACAAGGTATCTTGTGGAAGAAGCAATAAACTTCTTAGCAGCAATCAATAGACGGCGAACATTGATACGGTCAAGAGCAGAAGGTCTACCTTGCAATGTTTTTTGACCCCAAACACATACACCTGTTGATGGGAACACCGCAATAGGATTGATACGAGCTTCGTATAATGTATCTCTTTCTGCATGAGTTAATCTTGACTTTACTTCAACAACTTCGGTAAGACCACCACGATTCAAACCAGCAGGAGCGAACCATTCAGCGGCAACACGGTCATTGAATGCAATAACGCCAGGAAGAACAACAGAAGGTGGAACCCAAATTGGTTTGTTTCTATCGAAGTCGAGAATCTTAACCCAAGGATAGTAAGTAGCTGCATAGTTACTATCAAATCCTTCGGTTGTTGATACCGCAGTTGCAATGTTATCATTCCAACCGGCACAATCCATTACATAGAAAGCATCGCCACGGTCTTCACACATATCTTTAGCATAGTTTGTTATTGCAGAATGTAATGAGTGGAGAACACCAGGTGTTGCAACCATGTTAATATCAAATTCGTCAGCGTTTGAAATTGTATCAATTGCCTTCTTATATGAAGTATACCCATCTGCAGTTGAATTTGATATATCAAATCCTTGTGTATTACCGGCTTCAATATAATTTCCTAACTTCTTTTGAAGATTTGGCTTGTGACCGTCAAATCCACCTTGAAGTGGCACAATAAATTTACGAGAATCTAATGCAGTGTTTGTAGACAAATCAATTGATGAGCTATAAGCAGCTGCACTTGTTGGGAAACTTGCACCAGGATTTTGTTGATAATCACCAAGATAGAAGTCTGCGTTAGATCCTGTTGTTTGATTATCTGTAATTGGAAGTGGGCGCAAGTAATTAAAGTTATCGGTATTTGTGAAATCATAAGAGAAACCCCAATATACTCGTCTATTGTAAGCACCACCAGCCACTTGATCTGTTACATAAGTAGCAGCAGGTGGTTGAGTAAATGCAGATGGTATAGGTGATTTCAAGGCACGGAAACCGAAAGGAACTAATGTTGGTGATACACCACCATTTGTTACTGCCTCTGTTACTTCAACACGAATATATTTTGATTTATTTGAATAGTCACCATTAACAACAACTTTACCTTCATCGGTAATTGTAATAAATCTATCACCAATTACACGTGAAATAAATTTAGGTGAATTAGGATCCAAGTTACACTTAAATGACTCAATTACATTTGGACGCAAATCTTCGTCTTCATAGTTGAAAGGAGTTGTTGGTAATTTAGATTGATCAACAAATCTAACAACAACATCAAAGTCACCATATTCGGAACCAGCAATTGTTCCAGCAGGACGAATGTTTGCAATACCAACTTTTACTTCATAGTTTGAATGAATACCATGAGAAAGAGTATGGAATTTGAAAAGATTAGTTGTAGTAGCACCAACTTTTTGTGATGTTATGTAAGGTGTAGATGCTTCAAGATAATCAGTTGTGAAATCCCATGGTGAACCAGCAGAGCCAGTTTCAATCAATATGGTAGTTGCTGCATCAGATGCAATAGAAGCAGATGCTTGTTTTTTGAAGTTTACATAATTGTATACAGCGTGAGTGCCGTATGGATTGTAACCATACAAATCACCGATATATGCAGAACTTTCTGGATTTATAGAAGAACTAAAATCAATTCCGTTTTCACTTGTAGCATTTGTAAATGCAGATGAATCTGTTGTGAATGAACCAGATACAGTAATAACAAAACTACCACTATTATTTGAAGCAATCTTTGTTGTTTGAAACAATGATGTTGCATCGGAATTAGTTACAACAAATGTAGGATGCAAGAAAGAAATCAATTTCTTGCCCCAAGAACCAGTAGCAACAAGTGCAATAGGATGTTTCAAAGAATATCCACCAGATCCAAGAACACGAACTATGGTTGCACTACCAGCATTATTGAGGTAATTTTTTGCTGTATAAGGTAAATATGATTGTTCGTATGTGTTACCAAAATGAGTAACAAAGTCACCAAAACTATTAACTACGGTTGGGACAAACGCAGGTCCCTTAAGCGTTGGTCCTAAAAGAGCTGCACCAATGTTACCTATTCCTTGTGGAAGGAATGACAGGTCCATTTCATTAGTAAACACTCCAGGACTTACAATTCTTTCATTAGCCACTTATTATCTCCATAAAATTATAGAATGAAATCTGCATATAAATATGAAACAAAAAATCCAAATTATGATTTAGATGGAATAAATTTGCCAGAGTCCAAATCTAATACACCATCACCATATTTTTCATTTAATTTTTTCACTAATTCAGTTTCTTCTGTTTGTAAATTAGAATACTCTGTAAAAAGTCTTTCTCTCAATTCTTTCATTTGTTCAAGTCTTTTATTCAGAAGATGTAACTCAATTTCTACTTGGCCAATTTGTGCAGTTGTCCTAGCATAACTTGACTGTAAACCTTTTACGGTGTCAATATCTTCTTGTTCAAAATCTTGTTCTGTAACTGTGTTTTCAGCATTCTCTGCCATATAAAACCTCTCTTAAAATTGTAAAATATAACACTAATAAATATGTTCCAAAATTATTAGAATATGAATTTAATCTGTTTCATCTATCTCAAATGTATAAACATCGGCAGATCTTGATAATGAAATATCCACCATTTGAGCAACACGGCGTCTAAATGCAGCCAATGCGTCATCACCCTCTCCGTTTGCACTTCCAAATCTACCGCGATTATAGGCATCTTGACCGGCACCTCGCAATCTTGAATTTAATTCGTTTGTAGTTCCATAATAATTTACATTATCTGGATTCATCATAGAATTGATGTCACCAAACATTTCAGAAACAAAACGTATTTTATTTGCACTAATAACTCTTTTGGTTGTTGTTTCAGCTGCAACATCTTTTGGTATAAGATAACCATAAACTGTTATTTGAAATGTTGAACGAACTACACGGTCTTGACCTGTTGTGTTGTTGTCTTCTATATTCATCGAGTCCATATTTGTTGAAAATTTATAGTAATTTTTATCACCAAACGCCTGTCCACTGAAATGAACAAATTGCTCAAGAATATGATTCAATTGATTTTGATATTCACACCAAACTATAAAGTCATACGTAATATCAACAAAATCAGGCATAGGAGTCATATAATACTCATACGATGGTTTTCTTTCATATTGAGTGCTAAACCTATCGTATGGTGTCATTTTATTGTAACGATGTTGCATTACATATGCAATCTGTTTTGTTGTTGCAACTTTATTACGTTTTAATGTTGGATTTAATGCAACTGCAGATCTTCTAAAAGTTATCAATGGAACTATTGTTTTTCCTTTTTTATCTTTTAGGAAACCGTCTTTTTGTATAGATGCCCATTTTTCAGAATTTGCATAAATAATAGGAACCATTAGTGATTCACTATTATCCTCAACTCTCAACATCATTTTTTGATCAATAAAAGATTTAACAGAAAAATCTATATCATACAAAGTTATAGATACACTTCTTGTTTTATCTTTGTCTCTACGAAATTGTAATTGTCTTCCTTTACCAAGATCTTGTCTTTGATTTTGTTCAGAACGAACATCATCAATGAAAGAATCACGTGTTCTTCGTATTGGAGGTTTTCTATATTTTGCAGAATTAACCATTATATGTTGCTCGGAATATCATTATGATTAGTTGTTATTGCAGGTCTAAATTCTTCTATGTGTATTCTTGACCTTCTTGTTAAGTGTGTGCTAGCAATTATGGAAACATTGTGTCCCCAATTAACACCGGCAAAAGAGTAATCAGGATTTTTACCACCAAAGTATTGATTTTCTTGAACTTGATCAATTTCCCACCATTCACCGTTATACTCTACTACATCACCAACTTCAATAAATAAATCAGCTTCTTTTAAGTTTTCTCGTATAAATGAATATGTTGCTGTTTGTTGATAGTCTTGACCAAATTCTGTTCCTTCATACGCTTGTGCCTCTCTTGCAATAAGAGCAGGAACTTTTACAGGACTATGATATACTTTTTTATCGGATTCATTATACAAATTTGTTTTTGTATTTTCCAATGAAAGTTTGTAAACAGCAACTTCCGTATCAATTATATCATTGACCAATTCCATATTAAACTTGTGAACAAGTCCAGCATCTCTGGTTCCGTGAAATAATGGCATTGTATTATCCTATGTAAATTGATAAAGGAGTTCCATTCAAACTAGCTGCAAGTGCTTCAGTTTCTAATCTTTTTGCTTCTAATAATTTACTTCTGGTCATTGTATCTAACATAGTTCTTAATTGTTCTACCAATGCCTGTTTTTCTGCTGTTGCAGCTGACAATAAATCTGCAGCATTTAATGTTGTTTCTCCATTTGGTATTGGTATACTTCCATATTTACCGCGAATATATCCAAGCATTTCTTTTGCCAAAGCAAGACCAAACGAATATATCCATGTTTTTCCTGGTGAATTTATTTTAGAATAAATCATAAAATCATATGGAGCATTTGACATATCAGAAACTTGTCCACCCGGATATTTTAATGGATTACTTCTTTCTTCTTTTACAATATATTCTATCCAAAGTTTGTAATTTTTGGTTGGAACTGGAAATATCCTCAAATCATTGTCTATTATTTCAAATGAGAATGCAGACTTACGCATTATATCATTAAATTCAATTGCCTGAACACGAAGCAGATCGGCATACATAGGCATCAACATAAATGATACACCAGTAGAATAAGCACCGAACCCAAATGTGTCAAGCATTGCTTGATTTCCCAAATAAGGATCGTAAAATCTCATTGAAGCCGGTGGGGAATAGTGATGTACTTTTTTTATTTCTATTGAACCGGTTGGAACTTTTACATCACGTATTAGTGCATCCAAATCATATTGTTGTTTTCCAACAGTAATATCAATAGATGAAGAATAAAATTTAACATTACCGTTAGTAAAAGTTTCACTACCATATTCGGTTGCAAGTTGAACTAATCCACCCATGTTTGTTGATATATTTCTTTGAGTCACATTTGATCCTGTTGATGAACCCATCAAACTCAAAAGGTTTTGTTGTATATTAAACTGATTGACATTATATGAGTATTCATATACTGCTTCTTCAAAACAAGTATAAAAATTTACATCCTGCAATTCAACATCAACAATAGGATAACCTAATCTTTTAGCACACCAATCCGCAAAAGGATCTGCTTCTGCTTGAAAATCTGCATCATTATCAAATGTTCCAAAAGGTGTGCTACCAGTAGCAAAGCTAGACGAACCAGGCCAAATAGGAATTTCAGTCATTTATTTCTCGGATTTTGTTTCTTCAAAATACTTCAATATATCATCAACAATAGGATGACGGTGGTTTGTTTTTAATTCATATACCCCCAACCCATTTATCTTGTCTTTCATATTAAATAAATATGGAAGACCGGAATCTTTTTTCTGTTTTAAGTCAATTTGTGATATATCTCCAGTTAAAATCATTTTTGAATTTATACCAAGACGAGACAATATCATTTCCATTTGTGGTTTGGTTACATTCTGTGATTCATCAACTATCACACAAGAATTTACAAATGTTCTACCACGAAGAAAAGAGATAGGAGCAATTTCTATCTTATCTTCAGCCATTAACTTTTCAATTTTTTCTTTGTGGTATAACATATTCATGTTTGCTTGAATAGGAGATACCCAAGGATCCATTTTTTCTTTTATATTACCAGGAAGAAATCCTAAATCTTCATTGGAAACAGTTGGTCTTGTAATTATTATCTTTTCAACTTCACGATAGAAAAAACATTCAAGGGCAATTTGTGTTGCCAGTAATGTTTTACCGGAGCCGGCTTTACCAACGAATACTGAAATTGTATCACGAAGAGCATCAGCTTTTATTTTTTTTTGTTCCTCGTTAAGAGTAAGTTGGAACTGTATTTTATTTTTAATAGTTTTTCTTCCTTTTTTTATACCCGTTGTATTAAGACTTGATACTTCTTCTTCACTCAACAAATGTTCATTGTTATTCGTTTCCTCGTTATGTTCAGAACTCATAATGGCTCCTATAATAATTTAGAAAGGGTTTCTCCCATTGATTTTACGTCAGCTTCAATTTCGGATAATATACTATCCAATTTCTCAACCTTATGGGTCCATTCAAAACCTACAATAGCGATAAATTCCGATCCTTTTCGTATCGGATAAACCACAGCTGATTTAGACCCTCTCTGTGAAAAAAATGCTTTTGTAATTAAGTCCTCTATATTATCTACAACAGGATACACCGCCTTATGATTTACTACATCTTCAACGAAGTTTGAGTAAAGAGACATCGGTAAGTTTTGATATTGCTTAAACTCCGTGCTAACCCCTTCTTCGAGTGATTCAAATGAGGTTGAGAGTTTGGTCATTGATTTGCCTGTTTTGTATTTACCACCGTTGTGTCTTTGAAGTATAAATGCACGCTGACATTTATATTCATCTAACAGTTGGTCTAATATGGTTTGGATTAGTTTGGAATGAGAAATCTCTCGGTCAATTCTTTTTTGTTTATATTCACCGTATTTGTATTTGAGGAACCAAGAGAGGAAAACACCGAGAAGTGTGGCCATACTGGATACCGCCAAAGAAATGATGTCTATGTATTGAATTTGAGTTTCCATTTGTAATAAATAGCAAAGTGAAAATAAAAAAGGGTGACAAATGCCACCCTTATCAAAATTTATTTTTATGAAATTTACTTTACATATAATAAATTACCGTCTTGTATTTTGAACTCACCGCGTGGATTGTATGACTCAGCAGCAGGTGCTGCACTACCAGATTTTTGAAGAATTGGAATGACATTTATGAATATAGTTGCGACGGTATAAATAGTCAATACACCTTTAACTACACCTATCAATCCTTGAGCAGCAAGAACTATGGGAGCAAGACCTGGTATAAACATGGCAGCAATAGCAGGACCGTTTGGTGTTACAGATTTAACAGCAAGTTCTATTACTTCTGAAAGTAATCCTCCAATTACTACAAAAGCAAAAATACCAGGACCACCCATCAACTTAACAGCTTCGGAAAACTTTTTAAGTAATTCTTTACCAACTAAACCGGCAACAATTTGAGCAACTTTTGCCAATGGAATAAAAATTGCCTGCAATATCTTTATACCCCATTCAACTACACCCTTCAAGAAAGGATTTTTTATCGCACCTTCAAGGTGAGCAAATCCACCACCTTCCATAAGGAATGCTCTTGCATCAGAACTTCTGAATAATTCTTTGATTACATCAACATTTGAAAGTATATTGTTTCTTTCTTTTATCAAATTTAATTTCATCTTATTGAAAGATTCCATTGTTTTCAAATCTTCTAATCCATCTTCCGCCTTTGCAGCATCAACTTTAACATCTTCTGTTGGAGCAACACTACCGGCAATCATATCCTTTTCCCAAGTTGGTTTTGCAATCCATTTATCAAAAAATGTTTTTGTTACATAAGTAACCGAATCATTCAATTCCTTTACTTCTTTAGCGAAAGCATTTTTGTCTGTAATTTTACTACCCAAATCTTTTGCCGCATCGGTAACTTTGGCGGAAGCACCCTTTGCTTTTTCTGCAAAAGAACCAAATGCCTTTGTTAATCCATCTTTACAAGCAGCAGCAACTTCTGTTACAAGTTCTGTGAACTCACCCCATATCGCCTTTACTTTACCCCAACCACCTGCAAGAACTTCTTTCGCCTTATCACCCAAACCTTTTAGACCATCCCATATATCACCAAAAAATCCTTCGGATAATACAGAATCACCTTCTTTTGATTCAACTATTGTTTTTACACTTTTATCTAATTTCTTTATTACAGTTTCACTCAATGTTTTTGTTTTTGTCTTTGAAAACAAAATACGCATAGCAGACGCTTCATTTTTTGTAAATACATCTGATTCCAATAATGAATTGATTGCAGATTCATCAAGTGTTGTAAATTTAATAGTGTTTGCGTTAATTCTTTGTGCCAATCTCTTTTCTGAAATAACTTCATTCATAAGATATTTCAAAGAGTTTAGTTGTTTACGACTGTTTGCCATAGTGACTCCATAATACTTCAAAATCGTTGATATAGTTTTACAATAAATATGGAGCAAAAATAAAAAAGGAGTGAGAAAAATCTCACTCCTTTATTTTCACTAACCCAATACGGTTTAGATGTCACCCAATGAATCGATTTGGATTAAACCATAAAATTCAGGACGAACTATCTTTTTCGCATAACGAGTCATCACGCCTTTTCTTGGTGTGAAGTTCGTTGGATCGTATACCAACGGTGTCATTACGAGTGGAATGTATGGAGCATACACAGCACCAGTTTCGAGGAATTGTGTTCCACGGAAACCTACAAGAACTTGATTTTCAAGCATATAAGGATTCTTGTAAACTGTGATACGGCCATTCAATTGACCAACTTTTTGAACACCCATTGCGAATTTCATACCTTCACCATCAACTGCATAGCCAGGTATTGATTCAAGTATTGTAGCAACTTGTGGAGAACATACGAGGAAGTTTGCACCACCACGAAGTGTTTTCTGATGAATTGTGTTTGATACTTTTTGAATCTTTGTGCCAAGTGTTTGGAACCATGTTTGTTGGTTAAACGCGGAAGCAGCAGCTTGGTTTGTAGCATAGTCACCAAATGTGCTTGTAGCAGCATCATATGTGCGACCAATACGGGCTGACCATCTTTCTGTTGTTTGTGCATTCTTAATCAACATATCAAGAATTTCCAAATCAATTTCTTGTGAAATATATTCAGACAACATAGATGTCAATTCAGCTTCTGCATCGATTGAGTGGTATGCATTCAAATCTTGTGCAAATTCAGGTGTCCATACTGCCTTCAACTTACGTGTTTTAGCAACGATAGACTCTGAACGCAATTCCAAATTGATTTCTGGAATACCCAAGTCTGCACCGGCTGAATTTTCTTCAAAGTCACCACGGCTTGTAGCAGTTGGTTGTTTCTCATAAGCAATACCTACTGTTGCAGGAGCAGCAGAAGCAGAAACAACGAAAGTAATGGTTGAACCATTGTTTGCAGTTGTTGTGTATTGTGGGAAATAACCAAGAATTGTTGAGCCAGATACTTTGAAAGCACGAACTGCCTCAAGATCAGGTGTTGTGAAAGATGCAGATTGAACTGTGATAGTCATAATTTTACCACCTGCAAGTGATGCAGAGTAAGCATTTTGGAACTCTGTATCGTGTTGGAACGATTGTGGTGTTGAGTGTGATACAGATCCGGTTACAAATTCTGTTGAAGACAATGCAGCAGCTTTTGTAGATGTTATTTCTGCCTCATTGATTGAATAACCAAAACGACCTGCACCATAAAGACCACCTGAAGGATCAGCATCTTTAGCATCTTTGCCAGTCACACCAAATACTGAATCAGCTTGTGAATCTTTACCAGAATTTGCTGTGAAACCAGGTTGTGCTGTTCCGTATTTGAAATCCAAGAAGAACACAAGGCCAGAAGGCAAGTTCATTGGTTGAACAGAAACAAAGTCTTTCGCAGCAATTTCAGAGAAAATACGGCGAACCAATGGAAGTGCAACACCAGCCCATTCTTCTGAACCAGCTGCTGTACCTGTTCTGTTTGATTCTTCGATAAGTTGTTTTGCTTGATTTTCGAGAAGAACTGCAATAGAGTTCTTTTCATATTCGTTTTTCAAATTATCAAGAAGACCAGTTTTTGCCCATTTATTGACAATCTGCTTGTTTTCTTTGATAAGTTGCTTGTGGGGGTTCCCAGAAGTATTTAATAAATTTTGTATACTCATTGTTTTTTCCTTAAAAAATTATTTCAAACCTGCTAATTTACGTAAACGATTTGCCATATCATCACCTTCATTCAAGATTGGTTTAGATGGGCGTGTGCTTGCGGTTGGTTTAGATGCAAAGGATTCTTTAATTTGTTTAACCTTTGTTGTTCTAAGCGATTCGCAAAGTGTAGCATAGACCAATTTGACTTCACGAAGACTTGATGCACGATCAAAGTTTTCGATAACAGTCATTTTTTGTTTTTCGTTAAGTGAATGCTTGCGGAATAACTTGTTAGAGAAGAGCAATTTTGAGTTCAAAAGATTGACTTCATTGATTTTAGAACGCAAGAAAGAAATTACAGCATAAGCTTCACGAAGTTTTGCTTCTGCCACTTCCTTTTCCTTTTCTTCTTCAGCTTCTTCAACTTTTTCTTCGTCTTCTTCTTCACGAAGAGCACGGAGAACTTCTTTGATGTCTACTTCTTCTTCATCTTCACCTTCTTCAACTTTTTCTTCTGCCTTTTCACCTTCTTCTTCACGAAGAGCACGGAGAATTTCTTTGATTTCAGCAACTTCTTCGGAATCTTCATCTTCTTCTTCAACAAGTTGAACAAGTTTTTCACCCTTATCTTCTGTGCTGTCATCAGATGCAACTGCGGAAGGTTTTTTGTTTTCACCGCCACCGATTTCTGATGAATCAATGTCTTCTTCTAATTGACGAATAATCTCCATCAATTCTTCATCCATTGGTTCTTCTTCATCTTCAGCTTCTTCAACTTTTTCTTCTTCTTCACCTTCAGCTTCTTCAACCTTTTCTTCTTCGCCTTCAGCTTCTTCAACCGGCGCTTCTTCTTCGCCTTCACCTTCTTCCATAGCAGGTTCTTCATCTTCACCTTCGCCATAGAATCCGTATTCTTCTACGGGTGCTTCTTCTTCACCCTCACCTTCCTCGACTGGCTCCTCGGCTTCTGCCTCCTCTGCCAACTTTTTGGAAAGCATAGACTGCAAACGCGGAGTGAATGCCTCTTCCAATGCCAATTTAGCGTTTGCTAATGCAACTTCCTTAACGGCTTTAGCATCTGCAATCGCTTCTTTCAATAAATCATTCATAAAAATCTCCAACTATTTTAGTGTTATTTGAAACACCAATTGCAATAAAAAATAATATCGGACTCTATAACGAATAGAGTATTATGTAAGTATAAGTATAAGGAAAGTTATTTTTTTTCTATTTTTTCGATAGGTTTTTTTGTAGGACCATACTGAAAGATTGATTTTGCATCATTTTCTGTATAGATATATCTCTTATCTCTGTCTTTTGTATCTATTTTCTTTTCATCTGCCATAGTTTTGCTCCACTAATATCTTGTAGATATTTCTCGTATCGTTAAATCCTTGAATGGTATATCTACAATTTCTTGGAAGTGTTACCTCTGTTTCGTGACAATAATCATTTGAATGACAAGGTAATGTTAGTATAGAAGTTCCAGCAGGAATTAAAAATTCAAATAATGGCAATCTTTTTTTGCCAGTTCCTTCTGTAATTAAAGGATTT